ACATGCAGGATCGACTCAGGCGCAATGCGTACACCTTGTGATACTTGTGCGCTGTACTGCTGTGTAGAAGTACCACGGTCGTTGTACACATAGTATTCGGCAATAGATTTGATAATAGCCGTGCCTGTTTTTGGGTCACGGTCTTTTTTGATTTCTCTGACCTTACGAATCTTTCGTGGGTCAATATATCTCAACTCTTGAATGCCTTGTTTAGGATTCTTTTCATTTACTACCACATGGTAATAAATTCTGCCGTCAATATACCAGCGTTTGAACAAGTCATCAGACAGGTTATTGAAGTTCAACAACCTTAAAATGTTATCAAATTCTTCAATGATTTTTTTCTTAATATTTTCTGGTTGCTTTAGTTTATCTAAAACAATATCAACAGTACGACCAGTTACATCGTGTGTAATTGCTTCGTTAACAATATCGTCAATGGCCATCTCCAATTCTGGATGGTTTGCCATTTCACGGTATCGTGTAATTAGTTCCAGTTCATTGCGAACTGCACCTTCTAGGTCAACATACGTTCCATAGTAAGCATTTTGGGTGATGGTAACTGCACCATCATCCATTGCTGTGGTTGGAAGTGTGAAGGAAGGTTGCTCGGGAAGTTGTTCCCGAACAATGTCTTTATTTCCGAGCGTAAACCCGAATAGCTTAAGTGCCATTAAATATCCATTCTATAAAAATGGAGAAGGACCGAAGTCCCTCTCGCTTAAATCACGTTGTCTGATACTGATTCCCACCATTGATAGGTGAGAGTCACGGAAAACTCCTCAATAGTATCATTAGAACCCCAATCAACATCGATAGGTGTAAGGTCCGAAGGGAACAAACCGATAAATTTGTACTTCTTCAGAGAATCACCCTTCTTGCCAAATTGAGTTACTTCACCGTCAACTGTATAACCACCAGGTGTCAATGCAGCTGGGTTACGCACGTTAAGACCGTGACTGTTGATTCCTGACATCCAACGCTCGAAGGCGTTACGAATGACGAAATCTTCATCATTGATGATTGTGATAGTCCAATCAGCGAAGGTTCTGTTACCAACAAACTTCAACTCACGGCCAAAGTATTGAACTGGCACAACACCTAGCGTAGAGCCAGGCAACTGTGCAGTCTTACACATGAAAGTGGTTTTAGCCTGTGCATTCCCTGGCGCAGAGAACGCAGGGAACGGCAACGAAACTTCAAAAAGATTCGGACGGGCACCGTCACCAACTAGTTGGGAACGGAATTCGTTTACATTAAAAGCCATTTAATTTCTCCTGTTTTCTCTATTTATTAGAATCGGCCAACAACTTCTTCAAAACTTACACCGGTGCGAACAGCAACGAAGTTGAGTTGAATGAAGTTGACAGAGCGTGCAGGTTTGATGTAAATGTCTCCAACGAATTGGTTCGAATCAATTACGTTAGGGGTATTATTAGACTCATCACACACTACACGGAAGTCTGTAATACCACGGCGACCTTGAACATCACGCAAGTACGGTTCAACCAAATTGACAAACTGTGCTCTTGTGAATTGGTCGTTAAATTCGAACAATGAAGAACGTGCAGCCTTAGCAATAGATTTCTCCAACACGATGAACAAGCGGCGAACATTGATGCGGTCAAACACAGATGGTTTGCTCAACATGGTCTTGTCACCGAATAGAACAGTACCTTCACCTTGGAATGTAACAACTGGGTTAACACCTTTAACATAAAGGTTATCACGTTCAGCTTTAGTTGGATTCCAAGCAAGTTTTACAACATTCTTGATTACACCACGGTTGAAACCACCAGGTGAGAACCATGGGTCACGTTCAATATCTGTACGAGCACAAGTACCAGCAACGTCAGCATTCAATGGAATCCAACGATACACATCATTATACTTATCAAATTGATATTTGTAACCACAATCGAGAACAGAATAAGAAGATGAAGTCAATGAATCACGGTATGTAATAACTGCACTAGATTCAGAACCAATATTGTCAACAACAGATGCTTTAGTTGGTGACAAGAATACCAAACAGTCTTTACGAACTTCAGCAATATTGGAGATTAAGTGACCAGCAACTGTTGCATCGCCTGGACCAGAAACAATCAATGAGATATCAACTGCATCAGGGTTAGCAAAGAGACTGTAAGCAGTATTAATTGCACCAGCTGTAATTGTACCATTTGCACCACCTGCTAGTGAAGCATATGTTGGATTTCTTTGGCCATTAGCTGCATCGTATGTTGTGCCTGCAGCTGTATTACCCCAGTTGGAATTACCAGCAGCATGAGCAGTCCACCACACATAGCGTGAGCGTTGATTCAATACGTTAACGTAGTAGTTTGTAGAACCATCACCAAACTTAGCATCAGATGCCTTAGAAACGAATGCAAATTTTTCAAGAACTGTGTTAGCAACACCATTAGAGAATTGACCATCTTCGTCAACAACAATAACGTGCAGTTCGTCATTAGAACCGCCAGCAGCAGTTGCGTAATCAGAAGTACCTGGTGCAACACCAAATGTATCAGCATATTGCCATTTACGTAGAACTGAAGCACCAGAAGCTACAACACCTGGTGCAGATGCAACAATAATTGCAGTAGCATTAACAGATGCAACACGAATGTAAGTTGTACCACCGTCAACAGAAACTAAATCACCAGACTGCAAGTTAGCTGCAGCATTGGCACTACCATTAATATTGATAACAGTTTCACCAGATCCAACAGCATTAGCTCTAAGAGAATCGGTAACTGTCAAGTTAGATGAGAAAGCAGCAGATGAAGCACAGATAGAAACACGCAAAGTGTTACCAAGAGCACCAGCGTATTTTGCAGTAACAATACCACGACCAGAATCGGAAGTAGAATAGTTATCAAGATAGTCATCTTGGTTTTTAATCAACACGCCTGTACCGTTGGCGGTAGCATTCAATGTTGTAGTAGTGTTAGCTGCACGAACTACTTTGAGGTTATTTGAGTAAGCTAGAAAGTTTGCGGCTGAGAACCAGTATTCATAATTTACAGAGTCAGGTTTACCGAAACGGTCGACAAGGCGAACCTCGTCAGAAACGGTAATGACTTCACCAACTGGACCCCAAGCAAATTGTCCAGCGAAAGCGCCAATTGAAGTGGCAACGGAAGGGACGATTGTAGTCAGGTCAATTTCTGATACATTTACCCCAGGTGATAGCTGAAATGCCATGGATTTCTCCTTATTGTTATTGGGTCAATTATATTTATAATTAATACTCTATTTAGTTTTTTAGAATCTTGAGGATAGATAGCCTCTTTCAGACCACACATCACCGCTGTCCACCAGGACTTCTTCACGGCGACCATCATCTATGATTCCAACTGGTGCCAAGTCTTCTTCTACAAGCATATTTTGTTCTTCCAACATGTATCTACGGATATCAATATTAGTAGCCTCTTTAAAATATGATTGTGCCGCCAACCAAGCGAACAACACCAGACCCATGGCCAAATCATCATTATTACCTTCTTCTGCCTGATAACTATCTCTGACTCTAACGAATGTATTTAATTCAGCAATCGTATCAAAGTCATTGACAATCAACTTGTCGTTTTCAATCAAAGTTTTTAAGTTGGCACAACCAATCTTTTTAACAGATTTAGTTGTTTTAATACCGAAAGAAGTAGAGCGTTTGAAACCACCAGAAATGGCCTGACCTTTAATGTGGTGGTGTTCTAACTTATAGATGTTTTCATATTCCAAATCATAATGGAGAATGTCAACAACCTGTTGTCCAACATTGTTAGTCTCAATCAAAGCATATGCCTCATTGTATCTTTTACAGATGGAGTATATGATAGTTGGAAAGAATAACAATGGTAGTTTATTGTTGCGATACTTGGCAACCTGTTTATAAGGCACCTGTGTCACATCAATGATATTTATAGTGGAGTAATCCTGCTCAACACCCTCCGAACAGTCAACTGTACCAATGTACATGTGGCCTGGTTGAGGCATCTCATACATGTCTAACCCTTCTTCTGCAAAGATTGGGTTAAAGAATGCCATTGAGCGTAGTTTAGAACCAGAAATCAGAGTGGCGGATGAGCCAATGAACTCTGTCTCAAACTCTTGTCTGAATTGTTCTTCTGAGGTGTTACGGACTGTTTCTTCTTTCCATGCCGCATCACGGCCTGGTACTTGTGACCAGTGGACTTCAAGTGGTTTGTAAGTAGAACGACCTTCTTCGGCATCTACCCACATCTTATAGAAGTGGTTCAGACCATAAGGAGTAGAAACAATAATAACTTTGGTGGTTTTACCAGATGAAATCACAGGGTATGTAGATGTGAAGAACTCATCTGCCATATTTTTAGGAACGAAAGCAAATTCGTCCAAGAAAATCAAGTTGTAAGAACCACCTCGAACACCAGCTGCTGATGTTGCAAAGGCACCAATCTTAGATTTGTTTTCTAACTCAATGTTACCTTTGTTCCAAGTAATAATACCTTGTTGCAACCATAATGGTAAGTATTCATAAGCATATTGTACACGGCTTAGAATGTCACGAGCAAGAGAACCTTTATTGGCTAGAATAGCAATACTGTAGTCATCTTGAAACAATACAGACCAAAGCATAT